GTTCAGTAATTGCTACTCCACTATGACCTAATTCTAGTGCATAATCTATCAAACTTTCGACTGTGTTAATGCTGTCACGTAAACGAAAGTTCGAAAAATCCGTGTGATTATGCAATGAAAGAGGATAACTTAGTTTATCCATTCGCATTACTCCTTTATATTAAATTTGCTTTAATATGCTTATAAAGAAATCTATCTTTTCTTTATCATCTTTTAAACGGTCTTCTTCTTCTTTATTACTAGTACAATATTCACTTAAATAAAAACCTGTGGCGTCTTCTAATGCTTGTATGTATAATTCTACTAATAAATCTCTCATAATTATAATCCTTTCTATATTTCTAATTATATTATACTAGAATTTTATTAATTTGTCAAGTTATCTGTAATTAGCCTTTCCTTTAAAGAAAAGTTCATTGTATGATATCTTTTATATTTCATATATTTATAAAAATATCCAAATAAAGCTCCAATTAATGTTGAGTATCCAGTATAGGAAGGTTGACCTTGACAACAAGTTATAACATAAAATTTATGATTAATTGGTTTATTTCTATTTAATTGTTTCATTTAAAACCTCAATCTATTAACCCAAACTTATCTTTATTCTTCCAATATCTATCTAGTTCTTCTTTGTTAGGATAATACCAACCACAATGGATACCTATACATAGATATTGTAAATCTACTTCTCCATTTTCATCTATATAATCTGGATGCGGCCCGTAGAAACCACCAAATTTAATTTTAATTTTAGATTTCATTTTTAACCCCATTGTTCTGCCATAGCTTCAGCTATTTTAATATAAGTCTTACTTCTTTCTTTTCCAGTTCCTTTGCCGCTATACCAATGCCATTTAGTATCAGTTTTTACTTTTCCATTCTTATCAGTATAAGTTAATAGCTCTGGTTCTACAATATTGGTTGGAATCAATTTAGGTAATCCTTTAATCCATAAACCAGTTTTTTTACGAGTTGGTTCCCCAAATTCATAGGGCTGTATATATTGCGTTGGTTTACGAGGTAAATTATATTTTTCTGCTATATCAGGAAACCATTCTAAACAATATTTTCCACTAATTATATTTACTGGATTTTCAATTACAACTTTATCACAGTCTGCATCAAAAAATTTACAAAAAAATTCTATACCTTCTCTTTGTCTACCATCTTCACGTTTTTTAGCAAACGATGCAGCACCGCTAGTCGCAAGATGGGTACAAGGTGGAAAAGCTAATATCATATCCCATCTTCCATCTATATGATGGAACTGATTATCCTGAGTTATGAAATCTATATTTCCATTTAATAAAGGTAAAACATCAGCTTTAATATGCCATTCAGGATAGCCACCAGAACAATCTATTATATCACAGCTATAAGCTTCATGACCTTTATCTCGGAAAGCTATACATACTCTTTGAGATTCTTCACATGCTACTAATATCTTCATTTTAAAACCCCAACGTATTATCTTCCATTTGATAACTACTAATAAAAATTTGTGGAGTAATTCTTCCTCCCCATTCATTTAAATTAGCCCTACCAACAACATCTAACTTAATTTCATTATATTTTCCTAATTCCTCAATAAACTCTTTTGCATGAAATTTCATATAAGCAATTCCAAACTTAGTGATCTTAACCGTATCTTGATTTTTACCCATTATTTGAACATCTTTCTTAGTTATATTAATATCTTTTATATGGATTAATGGTTCGGGATTAAGTTGCCCCCAAGCATCCTCGTGATAGGTAATATCATAAATCAGTTGTTCCAAATCTGAGTCCGCGGCCAGTCGCTCAAAATTCACTTCATACCAGTTCTCTCCGAAATCTACATTAGCTAACTTTTCATTTGCATATTCGTGAAAAGGAATTAAATTTTTATCAAGTATGCTGATGCCGCAAGCGTTATCATGGCCAGCTGTATATTCAAAGAATCCGCTTTGATCCATAAAGTCTTTGAAACTTGTCAGTTCAGATTCATTAAGTCCTCTACTAGATCCTCTATCGTATCCTTCATCATTAAGGCGCGCCACTATAGTCGGCCGCTTATACTTGGCCGCCATTCTCATAGCAATTAATCCATTTAATTCAGAAGGAAAATCTTCTTCTTCAAGTCTTATAAATAAAATTTTATTTGCAAGTAAATCATATTTATGAATTTTAATTTCAAGTTCTTCTTCTGCTTTATCTAATAATCTATTTTGTTTTGTCCTTGCATTAGTACATTCTCTTGCACTTTCAATAGCTACTTCTTCGTATGTTCCTTTAGCTCCTCGTTTGCCACTAGCTACTAGTTGATGCCCATCAATAAAAGCTAAAAAACATCTTTCCTTTTCTTCCATCGTACCCGCACGAATCATCGCATTTAATAGAGGAGTTATATAGAAAGCTATAGTAGTTGGATTTACTTTTCCTCCCATTGAAAAAGCTTGTTTATTACATAATGCTTTAAAGAAATAGTTATTGATATTATTTAAACCTGTGTGAATGATATATCTATTCTCTAATGAAAGTACCGACATCATATCACTGACAAGTCCAAGCGCTGCCAGATCAATTAACTCATTTGCATAAGAGACTCCATAGTGCTTATCTACGTAGCGACAAAACTGCCAAGTTACTCCTGCTCCACTTAAATCTTTATTTTTATAATTCTTTGATAGCTGATTATTAATAATAACAGCATGTGATGAAAATTTAGTATTTGGCTCTACTATATGGTGGTCTAAAATTAAACATTGAATACCTTGCTCTCCAAGTTGTTCATGATACTCATAATCATTACTTGATGAGTCTGGTAGTACAACAAATTCTATATTCTGATTTTCTTCTTGTTCTGCTAATATTATATCTATTGTATCTGCAAGTCCATGGCCCTTTCCTTCATGAAGAATTGGTATGATCTGTACTGCTGTATTAAATTTTCGGAGATATAAAATGAAGATGGCAGCAGAGGTTAATCCATCTGTATCACTATCAACTACTACATAAATCTGTTTATCTTCTCCTAGTCTCATCATATCTCTAAACATACTTAATCCAGCATTGATGTTATTAAAAGCTATTGGATCTTGAAGAGCTGAATCATCAGGTATGTTTAAAAAATAATCAATTTCTTTATCTGTTAATCCCCTTTCTTTCAATAGTTCAATTGTATAATTACTTCGTATGTCTTTATTAACTAGTCTAGTCTTCATCTATTTCTCCTTAAAAGGTCAATCCCTTGTCCTGATCTACTTCTTTAATTTCACTATGAACTAATGCATTATTAATTATAGCTAAATTTTCTAATATTAACCCTGCGGCCTCGGCCCCGCTTTTAGAGTTTATTTCTTTAATAAGCGAACTAAGCGCAAAGTGAATATCTATCATAATATCTAATAAATATTCTTTATGTTTTTTTGTAGTAATCATTTTATTTCACTCTCTTTCTATATAATTTTCAAAATACTTCACTTTATTTTCTAATCTTTCTCTTGTTATTATCTAATCTTTACTCTTTTTTTATATAGTTGCCAAAATACATCAGCGCCTTTATCGGTTGGTGAATCTTTAAGATTTAATAAGTTTTCTCTGTCGTATATAAATGAGAAGTCAGCATAGTTCTGATATTTCTTTCCAATTCTATATAGCTTATTAAAATACTCGTCGCTACCTTCTTTTTCTTCTTTATCAAAACAAATTACTATTTCTTTAGGGCGGGCTGCCTTCAACAATATTTTCAACGCAAACTTGTTCAACTGACTTCCGCATACCGCCGCGGAGCAGTTAGGTAAATCCCAACTCTCCATTTGTAAACAAAATTTTTCAGCCTCTCCTAAGAAACAAATCCCAGTTCTCTTTATATTTTCTTTTGTAAAATTTAATCCATATAAGTTAAGAGAAAGTGGATGACTATACCACTTTCCCTCAATTTGAACAGGCATATACTTACCGATGTTTTCAACTTCCCATTCGTTTAGCGCGCGACCACGAATTCCAACTAATTCTCCGTTAACATTATAATGAGGAATTATTATTTTATTCTGTGGAACTGAATAACGTATGTTAAACTTATCCATCGCAGACTTACTTATCCCATCATTCAACCATTCTGGTGGATAAAATTTTGTAAAACAATCAATAAGTCCATTAGGATAAGTTGGAAGTTCTTTTGGAATTGTTATGGTATATTTATCTCTAATAGATTGATAACGAGAAACTGTACTAAAGTTTTGATTGTAATTGCTGCAATCAAGAATTACTTTATATATATCTTGATACCAATCATAATCAATTTGTCTAGTTTCATAGTAGTGTCTTAAAAATGCAAATGGAGACTGCGCGCCGCACTCTGTGTAGCACATAAAAATATGATAATTTTCATAATAATATAGTTTCATAGAAGCTTCATCAGCATCTTCATTATGACATACAGTGGGAAAGATAACATATCCTGGTTTTTCAATGTAATTATCTACTCCAAGTTTCTCCATTAGTTGAATAACTTTTTTAGTATCTAATTGCTCAATAATTGCTTTATAATCAATCAATTAATACACCACCATTCAATTCATTTAGTATCTTTTCAAATTTCACATCTTCATCTTCATCCCAATTTTTAATTCTATATTCTTCTCTTTCAAAAAATCCATCTATTGGCTCTAATCTTGAATCAGTTATAAACAAATCTACTTTTCTTAAAGTCCCTAAATTTATATAAGACCAAACCCTAACCTGCGTCCACTCTCCGCTTCTAACTTTATATATATCAGTTACTAAGTTAGGTTTTAAATGAATAGCGGCATTTTCATAGAGTGGCTTCAAAATGTCCAATTCTTCTGCTGTTGGCCTTGCCATTATAGAACCATTATCTGCTTTATTGATTGTACTTCTACCACCAGCTAATGTACTTTCATTTCTTATATCTCTATTATCATCACCTTTTGCATTTAACTGTGTTGAAGTAAACATTGTTACATTTAATTCTACTGCCAAATCTTTCAATGCAGTAGCGAACATCAACAACACTTCATCGTTTCTCAACGCAAACCCCTTAAATTCATTCAATAATGACGGCCCAACAAAGATATAATCATAAAACACATGTTCAATATCATGGACAATACAATTTTCTCTCACAATTGTTTTTAGAGATTCAATAGTTGGATTCGGCATTTTCACTAAAATTAAATTTTCATTATATTTTTTCATTAATTCAATTGCTTGATGAATAACTGCCGTTTCTCTTTCATTAAAATCCCCATATTTAAATTTTGTTCTACTTATATCTGTCAAATAAGCAAGAATCATAATTCTAATTTCTTTAAATTGTTGCTCAGTTATAATAAATAGAACTTTTTCACAATTACCTTCTTGCTCCCATCTGCAAGTCATACTATTATATCTAAAAGGATATGCTAAATAACAAGCATCTCCTACCGCGTTCGATGACTTACCAACACCACTGGCCGCGCTTCTAATTGTGAGAGTTCCTTTTCTTGCCCCATCTATAATTTGATTATATATACTTCCTTGGATTGGAACTCCTATCTCACTTGCTTCTCTTAAATTTTTTAATAACTCCTCTATTCCTTTTGAAGCTTCTTCAATTTCAATTTCATCTGTTGTTTCATATTTTGCTTCAACTCCTAACAGTTTCTTTCTTACTGCTTCAGTTATCATCTTTGGAGTTAAAAGATTAAAATCTTCATTTATTTTTGTTGCTTTCGGATTAGTTAAATCTTCACAATAGAACTCACTTATATCAAAACCTTGTTTCTTTAAATCTTTTAATAGATTAAACATCTTAAAACGATTATAATAGAATCCAAAGTTTTCTATTTCAGATAGCTCTACTATATCTTGAAGATATTCAATTCCATTATTACTTTTAAAGATGTTTGCTCCAACTTCATCTATTGCTAAAAAATTTTCTATATCTATAGGTTTAATGTTTGTTGCTCCATTACGATATAACCCGTCAATTGCAGTAAAAATATATCTTTCAAATCTGTCTGGAAAATCAGTTATTAAAAAACAATATTTATCTACTTCACTAAGAAATTGAGGATGCTTCATTAGACAACCAAGAATTTGTTGGGTGTCTCTTTTATCAATCATTCCTCGTCCTCCATTTCAGCTATAGATGCTAAATCAATTTTTATTTTCTTTGGTGCTATCTTTTTCTTTCTTATGACTTGTTTTTCTTGCGCGGCGGCATCCCGCAGTTGTTTTTCAATTTGTATCATAATTCCTTTTGTTTTTCTTTCTTGTTCTGCCCAATAAGCACAAGATTCATTATACACATATGGAACTATTCCAATACCTTCAAATCCTTTATCCCAATCATTATGTTTTACGTCATAAAAATATTTTAAAGCAAAAAAGATTCCTTTATTGCTCATTCCTTGTTTATTAAATTTTTGTCTTTGTGCATTACATTTATGATAATCATACGTTTTTTTTAAATCATGAGATATATAATCATAAATTAAATCTATAAATTCTTCATCATCTTCTGAGTTACCTTGCCGCCAACTCTCATAACAACTTCTATGATAATATCTTCCACCTTTTCCTGAAGGTTGAATCCAATCATCTTTTCTTTTATTAATTTCTGCTTTGCAAACATGACAAATAGGCATAGATTTTCTCCTTTCACACTTTCTCTAATTATATTATACCATAATTTTGAAGAAAAGTCAAATTTAAAAAACGCACCATTTTACTGGTGCGTTTGTAAGCTTTATTTACTTGCCATATCTCTCATATCAAGAAGAACTAAGTAGAATAAATCTTTCTGATCTTCAGTAATCTCAGAAAGCTTCAATTTTCTACCAAAGATCATCTCAACCTTTTTCAAAATCTTCTCTGCATTAGCTGGGTCTTGACTAACTAAGTTGCCCCAAATTTTTGAGGCTTCTTCCCTAATAGAGTCAAAATCCAATTCTTCTCTAACTTCAGCTTCAATTTTATCTACTACGGTAGCTCCATCCAACTCTCGCTGCATATCAACAGCTTCATTGATAGCTTTAACTAACTCATCATAGCCAAGTTTAATTTTTGGTGCGAGGTACGGGAATCGACTGCCCGCCATAACTGTAGGTGTTTGACGAGTGTACAGCCATCTCTGACTATTCCCTTCTGTATCCCATTCAGTTGCAATATAACCAATTATATCTACAATCTGATTTACTACCTCATAGCATCGTTTCGGCATTGAAGGAGCAAGTATTTCAATCTCACTATCATCTGCTGTTTTCTCTTTTCTTGTTTCTATATGAGATATAAGAACAAGACCATAACCTAACATGGTAATTTGTCGGAGACAAGACTCAAATTCTTTCTTAGCTAAGCCCCAACCTTGACCCCAAGCTATATCACGAATTGACTGCACTCCATTCTGAGCACATATATACTGCTCGCACATTTCATATGCGATAGTAGTTGTATCAATTGTGATTGTATCATACATAGCTTGAGCTTCAGGCTTCTTTAACTGACGAAGAACTAATTTAAAATCGCTCCAAGTATTAATATCTACTGCTTTAATTCCATCAATTGCATTATAACCTTTTTCAAAAGCTATAAGTAAATTTTTAGGAAAACGGGAAGCCAGGGTTGTCTTACCGACTTTTGGCTTCCCATATAT